GTGCAAGGTAATACTATACTTGCACACCTTGGTACATAAAATGTCGTTGGGAGGTACAGCACCGACTCCGAGAGGGAATGGTTCAAATTTCAAAATGGCGAACAAAAGGAAACGTTCGAAAAGTCGGAGTCGCAAGACGCCTAAATGGCGGTCGCGTACCCTGGCGGCGATGGCGCCGCAATCCTCCAAGTCGAGCGTATGCCGGCAGGACCGTCAAACCGGTGTACAGGCGGAGACGCTAGCAATTAGAGGATTGTATTCAGCAGCGATCAATGACATTGCGTCTTATACATTAACAAATGTAACAGGCGGGACGGGATTGACGCCTGCAGGATTTGCACCGAACATGAGATTTTCAAATACGGTGGATTTAAGAGGATGGCGTATACACATACATTTACTTAACCTACACATAGCTCCGGTGTGGTTTCATTATGCTATAGTTACGCCTAAGAATCAAACCACTATGAGTGATTTAACCAACGGCTTCTTCAGAGACAATGACACTATACGTGACATCAGTTTCGGGACTAGTTTAAATGGTGCAAGTATGGACAACTATCCGATTAACCCGGATAGATTTGCCATCTTAATGCATAAACGATTTTTCCTTCCGAGAGGAACGAACAGTTCAGAAGAAGTCCATGTGTTGGGCAACTACTCCAATACCAATTACAGAACTAAAAAATGGTATGTACCGTTCAATAGAACGATAGCATTTCAAGATCAGACGGGTACAGATCCGTTGGTACCAATCTACGTTGTATATTGGGCAACAGATCCTATGTTAGATCCTGGAGCAGCTGTTATTAACAACGCCATTACAATGCAGCACGAAGTCATTGCATTCTACAAAGAGAGTCAGGATTAGTCCACTCTCACATCGCGCTTTCGCGCTCCCTTTGCTCCGCCGCTTCGCGGCTCCGCTGGCCCGGCGGAGCCGGGAGAAGCAAAATAAACAGTGAATGGATCCGTGCGTGCGGGTCGCCGCCTCGTCGTTGCCTATCGGCACTGCGGGCGGTTGTCATGCTTATAGTTGGGCTTATGTGGCCCTCCGGGGTCGGCGGCAAAGCCGCCTCTCAAGGTGTAAAAGCTTATTAGAACTTAAACTAGATATTACGAATACGAATCACTTTGTACCTATCAGCAGACATCTCGGTGCGGTTAGGGTCTTCATTCGAGAAGACAATAACCAATGGAATTTTGGTCAAGACTTTCAATCCGCTCTTGTATTTGGGACTGTAAACAAGGCGATCCTTCAACATCTCCAAGACGGAGTATTGTAGATACATCATCTGGTTGCGGGGAACATCGAACAAGAACACTTCCTTAGTCGGGTCAATCGAATACGCGAGGTCATCCCTCTTGGCAATACGGAGAACCTGCGTTTTGTTGGCGTGGTGCGTCATGGCCCAACGAGTGAACCAACTCTTACCACAATTACCTTTCTCATCCACGACAAAGTAAACTTTGCGAGGATCATGATTGTCGGAAGCAACTTTCTCACTCAACATGGTTTGAAAGCCGGGACGAGGGACTTCGTCGCCAACAAGGTCGATGGCGGGGAGATTGGCTTCAGCGATCTCAAGGCAAGCACTCGAGTATCGAGACCAGAGGGACGGACTGAAAAGAATAATCTCCCGTTTGGATGGCATACGACCAAGCGCTTGGACCCATTCAATGTAGTCGGCCCAATCAGAACGGCGACCGGCAAGGGATGGTTTGAGAGTACCGAACTCTTCATAATCACCATCTTTCTTGCAATAAGCGGATGCTTGTTCGGTGGTACCAACAACTCTTTCAACGTGGACTTGGACACGAGACGAGATAAGACGCTTTACGACTGAACCTCGAACCGTACGACCAAACTGGATATACCCCTGAAGGTGTGGAGTTCCAGTAGTAGGCGCGATCTCACGACCAAATACAAGATAATGAACACGGTCACTGGCAGCAAGAGCGCGGAGTCTGGTGACATCGTCGTCGATCCAGTTGTTAAGAGTAAACACCCAGTTAATAGCTTGAGATTGCAAAGTCATATTTGGGCTGGGTTTCCAAAATTATGAGCCCGAGAAAAAGAGGTGGGGCTCAAGGTGTGCAAGGTAATACTATACTTGCACACCTTGGTACATAAAATGTCGTTGGGAGGTACAGCACCGACTCCGAGAGGGAATGGTTCAAATTTCAAAATGGCGAACAAAAGGAAACGTTCGAAA